AATAAATACGTTTGAAGAATGTGAAAAAATCTGTCAAGAATTTGTTGATGAATATCCATGTTGTGTTTCTGTAACGTCAACAAAATTTATTTATACTAAAGGTTCAGAACATGGGGCAATCATCGGGTTAATTCAATATCCGAGATTTCCAACAGATGAATCTGAAATTAAAAAGACAACTTTACATTTAGCGAATAAACTAATGCATGAACTTGAACAATTCAGAGTCACCGTTAATTTTCCTGATGAAGTTGTTTTATTGGAAAATGGAAATCTTTAACAAAAATAAATCAGAATAAATTTGGAATTCTCCAGAGAATTAATTATATTTGTAAATAACAATTTGGCCCACGATGGGCATTTATATTTTTTTAACCTTTAATGTATAGGTATTTCTATGAGTTTAGACAAAATTAAAGCCAAGCTGGAGGCATTAAAACAGCAATCGACCCAATCTTCAGGTGAAGGAAACAAAGAATTTAAAAAGATCACTTGGAAACCATCTCCTGGAAAGCAAGTAATTAGAATTCTTCCAAACATTCCGTTAAATCTTCTTGACAAACCATTCGTTCCTATTGACTTTTACTTTCAATATGGGAAGATGTATCAGATGTCGCCGAGTAATTTTGACAAACCTGATCCAATCATCGAATATTGCAATGAAGCCTTGTTGCCAAAAGGAGTTCGTGTTCCGGCTGAAGAATTTAAATCAGCGATGGAACTGAAGAAGAAACTCCAACCACAAACACGAATCTTCTGCCCTGTTTTAGTCAGAGGCGAAGAACATCTAGGGGTTCGTTTCTGGGAATTTGGAATCAAGACTTATCGAGATTTATCGGTATTTTTCGACGATGATGATTATGCTGACGCAGCATCATTGACAAACGGAATCGATTTCAATATCGAGTTCATTCCATCACCGGATCCAAAAGATGCACGTCATAACAAGGTCATTCCAACTCCAAAGAGAAATTCAAGTCCTGCAACTGAAGATCCTGAATTGATTAAATTGATCAATGAGATGCCGAACATCATGGAGAATTATCAGGAAGCAAATTATGATGATTTGAAGAATTCTCTGAGAAATTTCCTCCAAGTTCCTGAAAACATAAAGTCTGAACCTGCAAAGGAGAAGGAATCCGTTCCAAATCCAAGGAATGTCACTGTAAATCACGATGAAACTAATAAAGGTTTTGACGTGAAAGTTGAAATTCCTTCAAAACCTGAATCGACGGTTGATTATGAGAAAGAGTTTGATGATTTATTGAATTCCAAGTAAAGTTAGAGATTAGAAACCAAATTTATTCATGGGGAGTGGTTAATGACTGCTCCCCAAATTTAAAATCTATGGCCGTAAAAACAAAAAAAGAAAAAGAACCGAAGGTTGACTCTAAAATAAATACGAAATCTGATCAAATTGATATTTTAGCAAATGATGTTCTTTCAATTATAAATAAACAATTCAAGGATCATCCAGATGCGATGACATTCTTGAAGGATGCTAATATGGTAACTGATTGGTTTTCAACTGGTTGTGATATACTTGATTTAGCAATTTCAAATCGTCCAGGTGGCGGCTTACCAGGAGCAAAGGTAATAGAATTCAATGGATTGGAAGGATCTGGAAAATCACTTTGTGCAGCCCATGTCATGGCGGAATGTCAGAAAAAGGGTGGATTGGCAGTTTTATATGATATTGAAGGTGCAGTCGGAGTTTTGGATTTTTATCAATCTATTGGATTAAATACTGATAAACTTTTATATATTGATAAATTGAGAACCTTAGAAGAAGTTTATTCTTCAATGGAATCAATTATTGGAAAAACAATTGCTGGAAATAAAGACATTCCATTGGTTATTGTTTTAGATTCAGTAACTGGTGCGACGACAATAAAAGAATTGGAAGAAGATTATGAAAAGAAGGGTTTTGCAACTGAAAAGGCAAAAGTTAATTCTGGTGCAATGAGACGAATTCCAACAATGATCAACGGAAGAAAGATTTTGATCATTTTGATCCAACAACTCAGAGCAAATATGAGTGCTGTAGGTTTTGGTGCTGACCCTTGGACAACCATCAACGGTGTTGCAATTCCTTATACTGCTTCAGTTAGGTTGCGATTTAAAAAAGTTGGACAAATCAAAGGTAAGATTAATGGAATTGATTCTGCAATTGGTGAAAGAATCCAAGTTCAGATTGTTAAAAATAGGGTTGGTCCTCCAAGGAGAAAAGTTGTATTTGACATCAGATATGAAAGTGGAATTGACAATTATGGATCTTGGTTAACGACATTGAAAGATCTCGGAGCATTATCACAATCAGGTTCAAGTTACGGCTACAAATACATCGATGAATCGACTGGAGAAGAAATCACTAAGAAATTCCAATCAAAAGATTTCAAGAAATTATTGATGGAAACTCCGGGTCTGAAAGAAATGATTTATCAACAGATTTGCGATGCGTATATTATGAAGTATGATACAGGTGAAGAGGAAGAAATTGGAATTGATGATGTGACTTTGGACACTGGATCAGAACTTGAAGATTAAACTCAAATAAAATTTAAAATAAAGTAAATTATGTCAAAAATCGAAGCATTTGAATTAGCATTGAAATTCATCAGAGAATCAAAAGTTTGTTCCAACTGGCTCTATTGACCTCTCGGAACTTCTTAAAATAGCAGATGAACTTATAATCTGGTCATCTGAAATTCCAAAATCAGAACAAAATTAAAATATGAATCAAGAAGTATTTGTCATAACTAATCCACAACATGGATGGGATTGCGTTTGTGGAGTATTTTCAACCAGAGAAAAAGCAAATGAATATTTAAAATTCATTTATGATCAAAATAGTGGTGATATGGAAGAAGAAATGTCACTTGAAGAATTCATTGAAGAAGCCACTTATATAATTCATGAAACAATTTTAAAATAAATTTAATGGAAAATTTTGCCGTAGTCGATTGTGAAACCACAGGACTTCATCCAGGAATCGACCAAATTGTCAGCATTGGAGCAGTTGATTTTGCAACAGGAGAAGAATTCTATGAAGAATGCAGAATCTATAAATGGAACCGAGTGACTGAAACTGCATTAAAGATCAATGGATTCACTGAAGAACAATGTCGTGATCCTAAGAAGCAAACTCCACTTCAAGCCTATTATAAATTCCGAAAGTGGTGCGTTGATCGCAAGATTAAATTATTAGCAGGACATAACATCGCTGATTTTGATGTCAAGTTCTTGAAACTCCTCGAATACAAGGGGAAGTTCAATAAATGGCCGTTCAAATATTGTTACATCGATCTTCATTCAATTGCATTTGATAGATTTAAAGAATCACTTTCACATAAAAAGATATGCTTGAAATTAGGGATTGAACCTGAACCAAATCCACATAATGCATTGGAAGGTGCTAAGTCAGAATGGAGATGTTTGAGAGAATTGCTGAAGTATGATTTACCCTTCGTTCCAGAATTTATTTTCAATGAACCTGAAATTCCAGAAACTTTCGGAAATGGAGTTTTTATATCAAATTATCAAGATATTAAAATATGAAATTCTATGTTTTGAAACATCCGGAAAAAGGTTATTTAAAATCAAACTCATCTTATTCAAGCATGTGGACAGATAATCTTGAAAAGGCTAGAAAATGGAATCAGAAAAATCATCCGTCAAGTTGTAGAACCCAACGTCCATCTTTGAAGATTTGTGAAATAGTTGAAATAGATGTTTTCGGTTTTGCTATTCTCGAAGAAAAACAACATTCATTTGAAATGGATTATGGTAAAATGAGAAAATATGAACTTTGATGAAATCTTTGCCAAAATTGAAGCAGGGAAGCCCAAAACTAAAGATGATAGAATCTTAATTATAGATTCTTTGAACTCATATTTAAGGGTGTGGGCCAGTATTCCGACAATTTCTAACAATGGTGAACACGTTGGAGGTATTCTTGGATTTCTACGGTCAATTGGTAGTAATATTCGTGATTATAATCCTAGTCGATGTATTTTAGTTTTTGATGGAAGTGGAGGTTCATTGAGGAGAAAAAAGTTGTTTCCTGAATATAAAGCAGGAAGAACGAATAATAATCAAATGCGACGGGATCAATATTCAACGCCTGAAGAAGAGAGATTGTCAATGAGGAGACAAATGAGTCGAATTCTTGAATATTTAGAACATCTTCCAGTTCAAGTCATTTGCGTTGATAACATTGAAGCAGATGATACGATTGCTTATTTGACGATGCAGTATTTTGAACCCAAAGGAAGTAAAGTCAGGATCGTTTCAACTGACAGGGATTTTTTACAATTGATTTCTGACAACGTTGAGGTCTACAGTCCGGTTAAGAAGAAACTTTATGCACCTAAGGACATTGAGGCCGAATTCAAGTTCAGACCGAACAATTATCTACTTTACAGGACCATTGATGGTGATGGAAGTGATGGCATTCCAGGAGTCAATGGAATTGGGTTGAAAACTTTGTTGAAAGAATTCCCTGAATTGGCAGAGAAAGATTTGGATCTCGAATACTTATTAGCCCAATCGAAGAAACGGTTAGAAGAAGAGAAGAAACCAAAGAAAATATTTCAAAATCTAATTGATAACACAGAATTATTGGAGAGGAATTACAAGTTGATGCAATTGCAGGATACTGATATTTCATTGAATTCAAAGATGATTATTTTGAATAGACTCGAGTCAGAAGTCAATAAAATCAACAAAGCAGAACTGCGAAAATTCATCGCAGAAGATTATTTAACCAACGAGTTTAAAAATTTAGATACTTGGCTTCAAACAACGTTTTCAACGTTGAATTTATGGGCAAAATAGAAACGAATAAGGTTTATCTCGGAGATTGCTTAGAATTGATGAAGGAAATCCCTGATAAATCAATTGATATGATTCTGTGTGATTTGCCTTACGGTACAACTTCTTGTTCTTGGGATATAATTATTCCTTTTGAACCACTTTGGAAAGAGTATGAGAGAATTACCAAAGATAATGCGGCGATCATTTTAACTGGCAGTGAACCATTTTCAAGTTATTTAAGACTAAGTAATATAAAATATTATAAATACGATTTATATTGGAAAAAAGAGAAGCCAACAAACTTCTTTCAACTCAAAAGAAGATTCGGGAAATGTACCGAGAATATAATGATATTTTATAAAAATCAACCAACTTATAATCCGCAAAAAATAAGACATACAGGCAAACCAGTCACGAACAATCCGAAGGGAAACCATGCTTCAATTATTACTGGAATAAATAAAAAGGTTCTACCTTATTTAGACGATGGGACAAGATTTCCAAATGATATTTTGGAATTTAGAA